CATACTTCAACATTTGCGTAGCAATAGCCAAAGAAATAGTCCTGTCGTCATGCGGGGAACCCCCCATCTTGCCGTTGGACTTGCGAACAAAGGTTCGCAACTCCGCAATAGTCCTGTCACAATACAAAACAACCCCCTCATCCCTGAGGGCGGCGACAAGTTCGTCAATAGCCAACGGCTTAGAGGTTACCGTGGTTCGCCAACCCATCGTTTCCGTAGCCTGAGCCACACGCTGATTAAGCCGCCGCTGCCTATAAAGGTTCTTGTAACCCACACGCTGGGCAGCCTTGAGGGAAGTCAAACCGTGGTTGTTGGACTCAATGCCGACCAACGCCTGATTATACCACCACCCCAAATCAGCCATCAACTCACCAAATATGTCTGGCTCAATATGTCCATGCCAATGAGCAACCACCTCACCTGTGGCTGCGTTGATAATATGGGCGGAAGAATAGTCGCCATACGACAATCCTTCCGCCACATCCGCCCCAATCACATACACACCATCAGGGCGCGGATAATCCCACACTCGCAACTCACCCTCTTCCGAATGGCGAAACTCGTAGTTGCGGTCAGAATACACATGAAGATACCCGATATCAGGTTCTGCTGTGGGCATAGCATCCAACAGGTCAATATTGAAAACAGGGTTACCTGACTTCACAAACGCTTCCTCGGGGAAGCGAGGATATTCCTGATGCAACTGCCATGACTGCATATTGCGGGACTTTGCGGTGTACCAGTCATCGTCACGGTCACCTGCAGACCACGGAAAGAAAATACCCACAAACTGGTTGGAACCAGTTTGTGAACCAACCCACAACTGGTGAAAAAAGTTTCCTGAACCATTGGCGGTGGACAAACCAATCACTCGTCCGCCGACATCCGCAATAGGTTCAATAGAAGCCCACGCTTCCTCGGGGTTTGGCAAGAACGCCCATTCGTCCACAATAACCAAATACACAGACTCACCACGAGCGGGGTCGGAGCCGCTGGGCAGCGACTCCAAACCCGACTCGTTGTCAAACATCATTTTCTGCTGATGGTCCGTAACCTGCTTGGGTCCTCGTTCCTTCATCCACTGCGGAAGAAACTTATAACCATACTTGGACTTTGCAAGCAACTTAACAGACTCACGCTCGGTCCTAGAGAGCATAACAACAAAACGGTCGGGACGGAAAAACACCAGCCAAAACGCATACGCCGCAGCCAGCGTAGAGAACCCCACCTGACGCGCTTTGAGAACAACACTATAGCGTTCCGACATCCAAACTTCCATAGTTTCCATCTGGGCTTCACGCAACTCAAACCTGATACGCCCCTGCTCGGGGTGCTTAATGTACCAGTAGGCTTCACAGAAGTATGCGAACGCTTCCAGTTGTTCTTCCATTGTCGGGTTTTCGGGTCCACGGCATTTACGCCACTCCCGCTCATTAACCAGTGCTTGCAGGTCCATTGTTAAACACCAAACACATTTCTTCCATTAGCAACAGCATCAAGAACAAACCTTTTGTTCCTGAAACCATTCAACTGATTATGCACATACGGACCCTCGTTCGGATGGAAAATTGCAGCATATTTCTGAATCCGTTTTTCATCAGACAATGCGACGCTGTCGGGAATCTCGTAGTAATCCCTGAAACGCACAACACCATTTTCCAGTTCTATGTTTTCCTTGACAAGAATTTCATCCAAAGTCCACAACTCGGGATTGCGGGAAACAATCCAACTCAAAGAACTTGCGGCAAGTCTACTGGCAACAATTTCAATTGTTTCCGCCCTAGTTTCCTCAAGATTATTTGGCTGGGTGCGGGCATTTGTGGAACCATGCAAAAAATTGTGTATATGCATAGGCGGCAAAGAATCCAAAACCTGAATCTCCATTTCGGTCAACTGCATAAAACGCCAAAAAGAATCAGCCAGCACAGCAGCCTCATCATCCGCATAAAAAGGTTTTCCGTAAAACAATTTCCATTCCCAAACAAGCCTCAAAACTTCCTGAAGCGTTTTTCCAGCAACTGGAACAATAAGATTCTCAAACTTTTCCTTAAGGACAAACTCTTCGTGCGTAAACTCTATATAGAAAATGTGTCCCACTCCAGCAACAGAAAAGAAAGACTCATAAACAACAACTTGAGAAACATTGGAAAGAACGGGAAGAGGAAAATCCTGTTCAAACGGTCGCACACCAAAAGAACCCCTATCGCATCGCCAATCTCCATTGGCAATTTCCCTAGAGGGAGAAAAATAGAAAACACCATTAGTTGACGACAATTTTTTGTTCAGAATGTTCAAAACCCGTTCCACGGGATACAAATTCAAAATCTGTGACTGTCCATCCGCTTCAACAACCAAATTCTGCAAACCAAGTTTTTCAGTAGGATGCTTCCAAGCGGCAAGAATTGAACCATCAGCCATTTTGAAAAAGTCAACAAAGTCAACTTCCTCATTGCCATTGCCAGTTGACACATAGGCGACAACATTGTCTGAAAACTTGGGCAGTTTATCCAAAAGATAAAATGCGCGATGGGTTTCCAAAACATCCAAAGAAAAATTATTTGTTTTCATAGTACCTCACGGACCATAATACTTGAAGGTGATGCCACCAGCAAGACCAGCACCAAAATGGGAACCACCACTACCGACAATTGTTCCAGAGCCAACAGTAAAACCGCCAGCAGAACCATTCCCCTGCGTTCCATAGCCTCCGCCGCCGTTGCCGCCACGCAAACCGTATGCGCCGCCACCAGCACCACCGTTTCCGCCTACCTGAGAAGGAGAGTTGTGTCCCGTTGCGTTGCCGCCACCACCATCGGTGCCGCCGCCACCGCCGCAAGCATAATATCCACAATCCCAACAATAGTTATCTTGATAATACCCACCGTTGCAGGCTCCGTTCTTGTCAACGCTGGTACAAACAAAACTTTGCGAACAAACCTTATACCAACCATATGCATTTGTACCGCCAAGGTTGGATGGGTTTGAACCAGAACCAGCAGTACCACCACGACCATTCGGCGCACCACAGGAGCCAGGATGTTCGCCAGCGGTGCCACCTCCGCCAGTCCAACTAGTAGACCCAATAGTCAGTGTCGTACTTCCACCAGAGGTGGCAGTACCAACACCAACACCACCGTTGCCTGCGGCACCACCACCACCGACAGAGCCGCTAATGGTTTGTGTTCCCCCAACAGAAGATTGATGGGAGGAAAACAGTCGGTAACCACCACCACCGCCGCCGCCATAGTTGGCTCCCCCGCCGCCGCCGTACAGCAACATTTCATAAACAACAGGAGCAATCGCGTTATCAAGATACGGTGTAATGGACGGCAAACTCAAAGACCAAGAACCAGAAGTTGTATTTGTGTAGGTTTTCAAAGACCAAGTAGTAAAAGAGTTTGTTGCCCCAATGGTTGTCCCCGCTGCATTAACAGCCCTGCACCTGTAATAGTAGGTGGTGTTATTCAGCAACCCACTGGCATTATAGTATGCGTAATAGTTGCTTCCAGTAACCGTGACCCAATGTGTCACGGTTGAAAAAGAAGCAAACGAGGCACTGGTGGAGTAGTCAAAATAAACCGTGGTGTCATGCAAATTGGCGGAGACAAACGCGGAAAAGGTGCAGCGGTCCTGATTAAAGTTAGTTGCTGCTTGCGGCACAACGGTAGGAGGGAGTGCTACACCGCCAGCATAAAGCCCTCTGTGAGTCGGCATTAACCAAGGTCCCCCATCAGGGCATACGCATTAGGGGCAATACACATCAGCGTTGCCGCCGAACCAACCGCCCTAAGGGATGTTGCGGGCGTTGAATACAGCGTAATCCCAGCACCAGCAGAAAACGAGACAGCACCAGCCCCAGTACGCAAAAAATCACAAGACTGACCAATATTAAATGCCGTTCCCGTATTAAGTGTTATCGTTGCAGCAGCCGTCACATTGTGAAAAACCCCGACCGCAGTGGGAGACAACGAAAGGCTTCCCCCGACACTCAAAACAGTTTGAACAGTCGTCCAGTCACCAGCAGGACCTTGCGGACCTGTAGCACCAGTAGCCCCAGTGGCACCAGTAGCACCTGTAGCCCCCGTAGCCCCAGTAGGACCAGTGGGTCCCTGTGGACCCGTATCACCCTGAGGTCCCTGCGGACCAATCGGTCCAGTAGCACCAGTCGGACCCTGAGGACCAACAGGACCAACATCACCCTGAATACCTTGAGGACCAGCAGGACCCTGAATTCCCTGTATGCCCTGCGGACCCTGAGAACCGACCGCACCAGAAAGATTCACAATCCAAGAAGAATAAGTACCCGAACCTTCGGTATCCGTAACAGTTGCAACCATGGCACCAGTACCAGCATTATAGGAATCAATTTCCGCGTGAATATGGTTAGGCACACTATGTGAAATCAAAATAGTTTGGTTGACAGAATAAGACAACCCAACACCAACCATCAAAGAAACAGTAGCCCCCACAGCGGGAATCGTAATTGTGCTAGTTGAAGTAGTTTCGTATTTGTCTCCAGCCAGACCCTGTGGACCTTGGGGACCCTGAACACCTTGCGGTCCCTGCGGTCCTGTAGGTCCAATCGGACCAGCATCACCCTGAACCCCCTGAGGACCAGTAGGACCAGTTGCCCCAGTTGCTCCAGTCAAACCAATCGGTCCCTGAGGTCCTTGAGGACCAGTCAAACCAATAGGTCCAGTAGCACCCGTAGGACCAGTAGGTCCAGTAGGACCCGTCAAACCAATAGGACCCTGAAGCCCCGTCAAACCGATGGGACCCTGCGGTCCTTGCGGACCAGTAACCCCTTGGGGACCAACGGGTCCCACGGGACCCTGAGGACCCGTGGAACCCGTTGCGCCCGTTGCACCAGTCGCGCCAGTTTCCCCCTTGGGACCCATGCTTCCTGAAGCCACAAGGCTTATACCCTGACTGGTTACAACACCCGACAGTATGTTCCCTAGTTTAACATAAATTTCCGTAGTAGACATTATCGGGTCACATCCGCCAACACGGTACACTTACCAGCAACAATAGTAGAAACAACACCACCCGAAGTGCGCTGAAGGTCCCAAAACGCATTACCAGCCACTAGGGCGGCTGATGCGGCAGACGCAAGGGTCAGGGTAACCACACCACCCACCGCGTTCGTAATCACACAAGAAAAAGATGCGGCAATAGTAGCCGAGTCTCGGGTATAGCGGATTTGGGACGCAAAGGAGTCCCCCGTCAGGTTAACGGGGGTTCCATCGGGGTTGCTCACGGTCACATTGATAACTTCCGTGTCCCCTCGCATAATTTTAATATCTTGCTTTGCAGGCACCATACTAATACTCGTTTTGTTCTATCTTGAACGACTTGGCTCGCCGTTCCTTGGTGTCACGGTACTGCTCGCAGACAGGACACCTGTAGTGGTCCACGCGGCGGATTTCCCAGCCACAGTTCTCACATTCGTCAATCTCGGGAAGATTCACGGAAAGACTTCTCTTGGGTGGCTACGCTGGCAATAAGTTCCTCAAGGTCCTTGTCGGATATCTCCGCCAAAGACTGGGTATGGTTAATGTTAACCTGTGCAGGGGCAAGACGGTTGGTTGCCTGAAGGTACAGTTGGGCGGCTTTATTGTCGCCGCCGAGCGCACGATTATAGATTTCGTCCAATAGTTTTTGGGTTCGTTCGGGGGACCCTTGGAGTTCGTCTACTCGTTTTTGCCATTCGGCTTTGAAGTGGGGTTTCTTTTCCCATCTCCTGAGGGTGGTTTCGTCCACGCTGTGGAGTTTGGCGTAGGCGGTTTTGGATGCGGGCTGTCGGTGTCCGTGCGGAATGAGGAGCCAGTTTAGGTAGGCTTCTTGTCGGGTGTCTAGGGTTGTTTCTTCCATACTATTGGGTTGGCTGTTCTGATTGTTGACTGGTTTGGTCGGGAATAGAACAGCGGGGGGGATTATAGGGGGGGTCAAGGAAAACTGTATTGACGGTACGAACCTTAGTGAGTACCGACAATGAATACTGTATACTAGGCTTAAGGATAGGTCCACCCAAGGTGGGTGGACCCCCAAAACAGAACTATAGGCGGGGACAACCAATGCGTATCATCAAGGCACTAGCGATTGTTATCGGGACCTTTTTTTGTTTGGTGCTAGCGTCCGTTATTTACCTGCTGAATGCCGCTAAAGACTTCCGCACAATTCCCCTAGACTAGGATGGTGTCATGTTTGAGAATATGGTGAACAACCTGCCCGAATGGACCGAGGTCAGGGTTCGCTGGATGGATGCTCACGCACCAGCCAGCGGCTGGCACGACCTAGACGAATACACCCCCGATGATGCGGTAGCGGTCACACTGGGGCGTATCTGGAAGGACTGCAAGCCGAACTATCTGACACTGGTCGGAACCATTTTTGAGGGTGACGACATGAAGATGGCTAGCGACATTAATCATATCCCGTTCGGAATGGTTTTGGACATTGAAATCATAAAGGAACCCCATGCCCGCTAATTCCACCCCTAGAGACCCTAGACTGCAACGCGCTGGTGTTAGCGGCTATAACAAGCCCAAGCGTACCCCCAGTCATCCAACCAAGTCCCATATTGTCGTCGCCAAAGTAGGGTCCACCATCAAAACCATCAGGTTCGGACAGCAAGGTGTCCGAACCAACCAGACACGCGGACAACAGGAAGCATTCAAGTCCCGCCACGCCAAGAACATCGCCAAAGGACCCCTCAGTGCCGCATATTGGGCAGACAAGGTCAAATGGGACCCATCCAAAACTGCTGCACCCAAAAACAAGAAATGGGTTAAAGGCTCCTAAGATTACCGCCCTTTAACTCAACTGGTAGAGTAGCAGACTTTTAATCTGACGGTTGCGGGTTCAAGCCCCGCAGGGGCGACAACCCCACCCAACTAGGGTATCAAACCTTTATAATATAAGGTTCATATTGGCATGGACAACGCCGGCATTATGACGGCGGTCACATAATCGTTATGGTATCCCCAGAAACCAAAATCATAACGCATCGGCTATGGGCTATAACTATATTACAGGCATGACGGGCGCGCCCCCCCATGCCCCCCCACCCGCATAGGCGACCCCATCGGAAAGTATCGGTAAACACTACCATAAAGCAATGGGTCATAATGACCTAAACAGGGGGGTCAGGCTCGTGATGCGGGCATGATGCGGGCATGACACCCGTGTCGTGTGTGTGGCGCACCTATGCGTGTTTTATGCGTGTCGTGTGTCATTGTGTGCATTATGCGGCGGGATGACGGTGGCTGGGTGTGACGGCGTAGCCGTCGCAAGGCGTGTGAACAGCAGTCCCGAACTGTTCCCAAATTTTTTCCCTTATTTCCCAAGGGTTTGCGGGGTGTTATGAAAATTAACATTTGCAATTGTGTCGGGTTTGCCCCATCATGTTGTCGGCTCGGTGCCTCGGTATCGGGTCGGGAGTTCCCCCGTTCGGCGGGGCGATACGGACTCCCCCGACTAGGAGCGATGGCGGGATGCCTCGGTGCCTAGCGGACCGTGTAGCGATGGCGCATCTTTGGTGCGTTCTGAGGCACGGGGCGACACACAATGCGGATTGCGCTCCGTGTGTCGCATTATGCTCTCGCCCCTCGTGGTGGCAGGGACACGGACCACGCTCGTACGCTATGTCGTGGGTTCCCCCGCGTCCTGCTCGCTCCCACGGATTATGGACTTCGTCCATAATCAGGCTCCACCGAACGGCTCAGGTGGCGAGGGAATAGGAGTTCGTGACCTGCCCATCCTCGTAGAGGATGGATGACGGGTTTGGCACGGACCTCGTAGAGGTCCGTGGGGTGTTGGTTTGCCTCACGGACCTTGCGTTGCGATGTCCTTGCCGAACCTTACGGTTCGGAGCCGTGTATTGCCCCCACCATCATGGAATGATGGTGGGGGTGGTACTCATCTCCGATGAGTCAATCAACACAACCCATAACCTAGGAGGTTATACCATGCCCCATCATCAGCCCTTTCCCATCAACAACGCCGAATGGTTCCCCGCGATGCGGGACCGTGGGTGGACCACGATGGAGACGCTGGACAGCACCGAGCCGAACCACTACGGTGGTGGCGGACACATCCTCATGCGGGAGTTCCACATGGCGGACGAGAACGGGAACTTCGCGGGTGTCGCCGTGAACGAGGTGTTCGTGGACAAGCGGGGCGAACTGCGGTCCAAGTGGTACTTCGTGCCGTTCATCCTCACCGCCGAGGACTGCCTCTAGTCCGATACGGAGTATCGGAACAGTCGGAGCCGTCTACTGTCCGCACCACCACGGAGTGGTGGTGCGGGTGGTACTCATCTCCGATGAGTAACAACACAATCCCAGCAACATAACCTAGGAGGTTATCACAATGGCAAGCAAAGCCCCAATCATCGTCTCCGTGGACTTGTCCACGGAGCGCGTCACCTACCGTGAGGGTTCCCTCACCAAGACGGACCGTTTCGCCTACCTTTCCAAGGTTGGAAAGTTGGCGGCTCTGAAGCACCTCGGGTGGAGGTCCAGCGGGAAGCCCCCGATGCACTGCACCGAGACCGAACTTGCCCACGCATGGCAGGTCCTGATGCGTGAAGGCAAGGACAACCAGCCCCAGCCCGAGGCACCGAAGGTGCCGACACCGACCAAGGAGGTCCCCATTCCCACCCAGCCCGCACCGCAGACGAAGTCTGCCCAGCCGAAGCACCAGCCCCAAGGTGGAACCTTGGAGCAGGCTCTCGGCGAGATTCTCGGTGGCATCGTTGAGGGTCGGTTCACCGAGGTGAACGCCGAGATGCAGTCACTCCGTGACCTCATCGCCAAGACCCAGCCGAAGGTGACCGAGATTCACCTGCCCAGCGGCGAGACCAAGCGACTGGACGGAGTCCAGCACACGGTCTTTCCGACCGTTCTCGTGGGAATCTCCCAGCGTCTCCCGCTGTGGCTCGTTGGTCCCGCAGGGACTGGCAAGTCCACCATTGCCGAACAGGCTGCCCAAGCCGTAGGCTTGGAGTTCTCGTCTCGGTCCTGCTCGGCGCAGACGACCGAATCCAACCTGCTCGGGTTCATCTCGGCGAACGGCGACTATGTGGTGTCGGAGTTCCGCAAGCGGTACGAACACGGCGGCGTGTTCCTGCTGGACGAGGTGGACAACGGGAACCCGAATGTGCTGACGGTGCTGAACTCGGCACTGTCCAACTCGTTCATGGCGTTCCCCGATGGCATGGTCACCCGCCACAAGGACTTCGTCCTTGTCGCCACGGCGAACACATACGGCAACGGTGCCACCGCGGAGTATGTGGGGCGCAACCCGATTGACAAGGCGTTCACCGACCGATTCTCGGTCTTGGAGGTCGGGTACGACAACGCCGTGGAGGAAGCGATGCTTGCATCGGTTTCGCTGACCAAGGAGGTTGCCACGAAGTGGCTGACCGTGGTTCGGAAGTGCCGTGCCAATGTGGCGAAGTCGGGTCTCAAGGTCGTGGTGTCGCCTCGTGCCACCTTGGCTGGAGCCAAGTGGCTGTCGGGTGGCATCCCGATGGAGACCGTGGTCTCCATGTGCATCCTCAAGGGCGCATCGCCTGACCAGTCGGCGAAGATTCTGGACGGGGTGGCTCTCTGAGCCACCCCGCCTAGCGGAACATAACAACAGAAACGGAGTTTCACAATGAAGATTGAGTCCACCAAGACAACACATTATGAACTGTTCAGTTCATTCGGCGAGTTCATCGCTCGTGCGTCCAGCAACCGCGACCCGAGGTCGTCCGACAAGAAGTGGGACGACAAGAACTGGGCAAAGACCAACACCCTCTCCGAGGGTGTCAAGTCCGCCAGTGTCGGCTACGCCGAGATTCGTCCTCAGGTCAACGCCATTATGGACATAATGGAGGAGCGGCTCGCGGAGAAGTTCGGCAACCGTTTCGTGACGCACTACGATGTGGCGGGTGCGTTCGTGGATGTCGGCAGGTTCGTCACTGGCGAGCCTGAGTGCATGGTGCAGTGGGCGGAGGAGCCGTCAGCGTCCATGGGTCGGGTCGTGAAGGTGTGCGTGGCTGGCACCGCCAGTGCCTCGGTCACATCCGAGGCAATCATCAAGCGTGGCACCGCCATCGTGGCACTGCTGGACACCCTCCACAAGTTGGGTGTCGGCGTGGAACTGTGGTGGGATTCCACCATCAGTGGTGACAAGAACGACAAGAAGCAGACGGTTTATAGCACCGCTGTGAAGTTGCACGATTCCTCGGAGCCGTTGGATGTGGACGCACTGATGTGGGCGGTCGCCCACCCGTCCATGCTCCGCAGGCTGGTGTTCTCGGTGCAGGAGCAGTCGGAGTACGCCGATGAGCAGGGCGCGAGGGAGTATGGCGGTTATGGTCACCCCACCTCGGTGGCAATGCCGTACATTATGGACTTTGATGTGGTGGTTCACCACATCGTCCACGGGAGCCACGATGAGGTGGTGCGTGACCCGCTCGCTTGGGTCATCAGCAAGGTTGAGGGTCTCGGTTTCACCGAGTGACACAGGAGAACATAATGAAAGAGCCGATGTTTGTTGGTCACACCGATGTTCACGGAGGTTGGTGGGTTTTCTCGGATGCCCCCGATGACCGTTGCCCGCACTGGTGGGATATCCGTGGATGGACATGGGGGGACTGCGCGGAGTTCCTCCACGAACCCAGCGATGCACACCGCATGGTGTGCCTAGCGTTGTCACCAAAGGTTTGGTGACATTATGCGGTACATACCCGCCGCGATAGCGGCACTGGTGTTTTGCCTATTGGCAAAAGAAGTCTTTTCGGCAGAGTTTGTCTCCGCCGATTGGGAAACCCGTACCACAATCATCCTGATTGTGGGCGGGGCTGGATGCATTGTGGTTGACTCTGTCAACACAATCAGGAAAGGAAAGCAATAATGGATAAGGCAATCAACCCACCTACGGTGGACGAGATGGAGACACGCTGGTCAGGCTTTGACCAAGCGTGGGGTGCGCTGTGGGAAAAGATGTTTTCCCACTTCACCCGCATTGAGGGTGCAGGCGTGTTCTCGGACGAGGCTTGCGCTCTCGGTGACGAGGTGATGGAGATTATGGAGGCTGTCCTCCATTTCCACGACAAGGACCGCAATCATATGCTGGTTTTCGGCTATGAGATGGGCTATGAGGACCGCTGTGCCGAACTCGCATCCAAGGCACCCGAGACACCCGAGGCACCCAAGCCCGTGGATGTGGATGCGGAACTGGAGGTACAGGTGACCGCACTGGTGCGGGTCACCCGCGACTGCCTGCCCGAGGGGATGTTCACCTGTGACGATGGGCTTTATGAACTGACCGATGAGGGTCGGGCGTGGTTCATGCAGGAAGCGTCACAGGTGACCGACTTCGGTCCGTACGAGTTCACGGTGGAAGATGTGGACCTGCCGTGGGGGACTGACGGAGACTTCTTCCCTCATCCGTTCTAACCGCCGAGTTGCGGGAAAGCGGTTACAACGCTACCGTGTGTTGCACTGCCTGACAGGCGTGGTGTGCAAAGCGTTGAGTCTGTCACCAACCCATCCTCCCGATGGGTTGCGTTGTGTCCCACCCTTTTCGTGTTTGGGGTGGGGCATAACGGAGTTCATCGGGAACTCCTTATCCTGAAAGGGGATTACAATGCTGAAAGCAGGTTTGTTCCTGCCCACTGGGGCGGGTGTTACACCTGAGCCGTGCTTCGTGGACGGCTACGAGGACATCCAAGCGCAAGTCGGTGGACTGTTTGATGTGGTCGTCACCAGTCTTGGTGACGGTGACCGTGTCGCGTTCGTGGGTCATGTCCATGACGAGGGGCTTCTTCTCGGACTGGAGATGAACTACCTCGCCACCGCACTGTTCCAGCGCGAGATTCGTGGCGGGTGCGTGGTCCTGTGGGGGCTGAACGAGGACGGCGTTTATGACGGCGACAATTATGACATCCCCGAGGAGATGTCCCGCTTCCTGTGCGAGGAACTGGTCGGCTTCGCCGCTGACACCTACAATCAGGCGGTGGTGCTTGACATTGCGATGCAGATGGTCGTGAAGGCGAACATCGCAACGCAGGAGGAGGTTGACGCAATCAAGTTTGACCTGTACCGTTTCGCCACGCTCCACATGGTGGAGGAACTGGTCGCCAAGGAGCGGGAACTGCGCTCCATGCTGGTGCAGTTGGGGGCGCACATCAAGCGAACCCACAAGGACGAGAACGAGGCTGAGACGATTATGTCTTGGCTGGCAGAAATGTGCGATATGTTGGGCAACGGACCGTTGTTCGGCGGAGAGGAAGACTGATTATGAAGTCGGAGAATCGGGGGCGCATCGGAATCCCGCATGACGAAGATGATGCCCGTGCATACAGGGGCAAGTCCCGTGTGTGGCGACCTGCCCATTGGAACAATGGCGGTGAGTGGTACGACAGCGTCAAGGCTGGTCGTAGGAAGTTCCGTCCGAAGAGAAAGGAAGTGAAGTGACCGAGTCGGTTATGCCGTCCGCCCGCAAGGCGGCGGCGCGTAAGCCCGTCACACCCAAGGAGGTGTGGCGGGCAGGCGTGTACGAGTGTCCGTTGTGCCAGAACCGCATAGCCGTTCTGGTGGATATGACTGCACCGCCTGTGTGTTGGAACCATAAGAGCCACAAGATTGTGGAGATGAACAGGAGAAAGAAATGAGAGATGACAATATGTGTCCGAGGTGCTTTATGACCTATGAGGGTCGTCCTGCACTGTCTAGGCTCACACGGGGTGATGTCCCCGAGCGGGACCGCATTTATGTGTGTTCCGATTGTGGGGTGCTGGAAGCACTGGAGCAACACAACCGCGGGGGTATCCCGCACGATTGGAGGGGGCTGTAATGGAAGCCGAGTTGGGATGTGGCACGGCGGGGCATGACCCCGCCTGCCTGTGTGATGTGGTAATCAGACAACCCTTGCCACCTTTGCACGAGTGTTTTCGTGACGCTGTGCAGGAGTTGGGTATGGGGGCGCAGATAGCCGAGTTGCGGGATTATGGGATTCCGTGGACTGATGAGACTATCCTTGACTTTTTGTGTGATGTGCAGAAGTTTTGGGATGCATGGAATGACCGTTTGGCGAACGGTGATTACAGGCAGTTGGTGGATGTGCCACCGCTCAGGTTTGAGTCGTCCATAAAGAACTTCCACAAGTGGGCTGAGGTTCGTGAGGCGGTCCTGTTTTGTATGAACCGTTTCGGGGAGAGTCTTGTCACTATCCTTGACCATTTGGGTGTGTCGGCTGACTTGTTTATGGCTAGTGCGACACAGAACAAGGTGGGTGTTGGTTGGCGTATGTCTGAGATGCGTGATTTGGATGAGGCGATGATGCGTCCGAACCTTGTTATGACTGAGGTTGCGGAAATATTTTCTTTGTCTCCTCGCACGGTTGAGGGTTTGCGTAAGTATTGGGATGAACGCCGTAAGCGTTTGGAATATGGCGGGGACAATCCTGCTAGGATGTATATGCAACAATTGTGTCGGGACACGGACTTGCCTCCGACTAGGATTGTGGAAATGGTGTACGAGTCTCATGGTGTGAAGTATGCTAGGTCTAGCATAACGAAGTGTCGTGAGCGTATGATGAAGAAGATGAAAGGGGTATGACATGGAACTAATTGTCCATGCTACTATTCTATTGGCAATAAACATAGGAGTTAGGTATGCGTATAGACGAGCAAGGTAAACGCATTTTTGTGCGTCAGTCGGGTCTGAATGACATGATTATCTGTGCGGAACGCTCCCGCCTTCGGCAGGTGCTTCCGCAACTGGTTTCTGCCAGTGATGCCACGATTATGGGTACAGCGGTCCATTACGGCATTGAGCAGATTCTCGGCGGTTCCACCCATGTGGAGGGGCGTGATGCTGCTTTGGAACATTTTGAGGTTCTCCGCAAGGAACCTTTTAAGCAGACCAACATTGACCCTGATTCGTATCACGATTCCATCGGGTCCATGATGGATGCTTTTGTGGGTGGGATTCTGCCTGAGGTGGAGTTGGGCGGTGCCATAGAATACCGATTCATGGCACCGCTGAATGTGCGTGTGGATGGTTACGAGGTCATCTTGGAGGGGACTATGGATTATGTGTCTCCCAGTGGGGTGATTTGGGATTGGAAAACCGCAACCCGCGCCTATAACGGCAAGGACAAGCAGTCCACCTCCATTCAGGCTTCCGTGTATGCTCATGCAGCGCATTACAACGGGAAGTCGCCGATGCCGACCGATTTCCGTTATGGGGTTATGGTTCGCCAAGCCTCCCCTAAGGCGCAGATTGTGTATCTGCGTCGTGACTCATCCCATGTTGCGTGGTTGCGTGACACGGTTGAGTCTGCTGTTCGCTATGCCCTGAGGATGGGTTTGGACTATCCTTGGTTGCGTAACGACACTGGTGCCTTGTGTTCGGACAAGTGGTGTTCCCACTGGTCCGTATGCAAGGGTGCTAGACTCAGTCCTGAGGAACTGTCCATCCCTGCTGTCCCCGTTTCTGTCTCCGTTGACAGGGGAACAATTGGGGTGGTAAATTCTCAACCACAAACAACTGACCAAGAAAGGGCAGATTCCAATGGTTAACAAAGACCAAAGCATCATCATGCAGGTCGCCGCAAAGATTGCGTGTGACCTCGTACCCAAGGGGGCTAGCGTTGACGAGAACATCGTTGCGTTTGACCATGCGTACTCCGCAGTGTGCGAAATCATCCTGACTTCTCAGGGTTTCACAATGCCTAGCGGTGATGCACCCGCCTCCACTGAGCAGGCAGATATCGCCAATCTTCAGCGTGTGTTCCCCGAGGCAACGCCGACCAATGAGCGTGTTTCCGATATGACGGGCTTTCAGGTCCGCATTAAGGGTCGCCAGCATGGTCCGATTCCGCAGTGGCTCGTTGACGAGTGCGCCAAGAAGGGCGTGACCGAAGTGTGGGACAACCGTGACGGTCTCGCGGCGAACCCGAAGCGTCCGTGGTTCAAGTCCACCACCACCAACGATGCGTTTTGGGAACCGAAGCGCAAGTAATCCATAAAGAAAGAGAACCCACATGACTCAGTCATTTGCTGAGCGTTGGGAGGCACTAGGGCGTGGGGATAATCTCCCCACGCCCGATGTGTCTAACAGCGTAAAACAGCGTCACCATTATGAGCCGTTGGCGACAGCGGCAGACGATTTCGTGCATTGGGCGCAGAACCCAGCCGAACGCATATACCTAGGCTTCCCCGATTTGGACAGTCAGATGCGGGGCATTGCCCCGTCTGAGATGTGCCTGATTAATGGTTATAGCCACAGTGGCAAGACGATGTTCTTGTTGCAGATTCTGTTGGCTAACGCAGATAAGTCGGTCATATATTTCTGTCCTGACGAACCTCGCACATTGACGCTCATCAAGTTGGCGTGTCTGTTGCATGGGGTGGATGCGTCTGTGTTGGAGTCGCAGGTGGCGAACAACGATGCGAACGCTATCCAGTTGCTCAGGTCCACGGCTAACGAGTATTTCCCCAATCTTGCGGTGTTTGACCAAATGATGACCCTTAATGAGATGGAGCAAGCCTTGGATGAGGTGCGTGATATGTGGGGTCAGCCACACCTGATGGTGTTTGACTATTTGGAGTTGCTGAACGGCGGGGGCGAGGATGTCCCCTCCAAGGCGAACACGCTCAAGGCGTTCGGGAAGCGTCATAACATTCCGTTGCTGGTCCTGCATCAGTCCAGCCGTACCGCTGGTGCGGACGGCAAGAAGATGACCATCAGTTCGGGTGCGTATGGCGGTGAACAGCAGGCAACACACATTATAGGTGTGCGCCGTAAGCGGTTTGAGATTGAGGCTGCCATCCGTGAGATAGAGGAGCGGTTGGATACAGCCAAGAACGCGGAACGCCTGCTGGAGCGGCTGGATGCGTTGCGTTATGACCTGAGGATTCATCAAAACACTGTCACGGTGAACCTTGTTAAATGCAAGCGTCCATCCAGTCAGTTGCTTGACGATATTGATTTTGAGATTGAGTTGGGGACTGGCAGGTTGACACGCCTACCTGATGGTGTTAAGCCGTGGCTGAATGACCAACCGCCTGCCGACTATTCTGTCGGCGAGCAGTTGAGCATGGACAACCTTTACCTAGACGAGGAGATATGGACATAAAAGAAAGAGACGCGATTGATGACTTCATGCACCTGTTCCGTGGACGAGCCGATGCTTACGGCTCCGAGGAAGGCGGGTGTGTGCGTCAGCGTGTCACCCGTGAACTGTACGAGCGACACCTGCTCGGCTATGAACCCATCGGTATATATCCGATGGTTCCCCGCAAGTCCGACTGGTGGTGTGTATGGGGTTGCTCCGACATTGACATAGAGGACTACAATATGGCTGTCAGGTTGCGTGAAGCGTTGGCTGCGGGCGGTGTGACCGCCTACATTGAGCGTTCACGCTCCAAGGGCTACCATGTTTGGGTCTTTGCTCAAGAACCTGTCCTTGCTAAAGATATGAGACGAATGTTTCTAGCCGCGCATCAGGTTGCGGATATACCTGCCCGCGAGGTCAACCCAAAGCAGGAAACCTTGGACAGTTCAGCCAAGTTCGGCAATTATGTTCGCCTGCCGTATGCCAACTCCCTGTATCAGTCATCCAAGCGCAAGATTCTCGCCAACCATGACACCTATGTGCCTATGGATGTGTTCGTGCGGGACGCACTGGCGAACCGCACACCCAAGGATGTGATTGAGCGTCTCGCTGGCTACTACAAGCCCCCGACTCCATCCCACGCCTTCAACACTGACTATGTGCCGTGCGAATCGCTGGACGATGCCAAGAAGAACCTGAGTCCTCTTGGCAAGGTCATATGGCGGGACGGACCCCTACAGGGTCGGGACCGCTCCTCCACCCTCGCCAAGTTGGGTCACGAGTGTGTCAGGTCGGGTCTCAACCCGTCTGAGACACGCATAATCCTTGTGGACGCTGACCGCCGTTGGGGCAAGTACCATATGCGGACAAACGGCGAACTGGAGATAGATAAACTCGTCTCACGGGTTTACATAACCACATAACCGACAGGAGAAACTATGGACCCCCAGCCGCAGTCATTCATTGATTTCCAAATGGAAATCATTGAACTGTATAGAACCATAGACCGTCTTGAGCATGAGATGGAAGTTTTGAAGATGAAACTTCACGAAGCACGGACAGAAAACGCCCGCCTATCTAGGGAGTTGGGCAATGCCTAGTGTTAGGAAAAAGAAGAAGCACACCGTAACGATTGGTGGTCGCCCAACGCCCAAGGGTCGCCCACGGCTTGGTCGCCGTGGACGGGTGTTCACCCCCGAGAAAACCTTGATAGCGGAAGCAGCCATCAGGGAAACTTGGGATGGACCGTTATGGGAAGGACCAGTGTGGATTGAGGTGTGTTTCTATCCTGACCACACAACCGTGACGGTGGGCGAGTCAGCCGACCAGCCCGTGTGCAAGTTGCGCGGGGACATTGACAACTATGTGAAAACCCTGATGGATGGGCTTAACGGTGTCGCATGGTTGGATGACAAACAGGTTTACAAAGTAGTCGCATACAAGGCGAACAACGAGGAGGAAATAGCATAATGAACACCATAATGGTTTTGGTCTGGGGAAGTCTGGGCGTTCTCGGCTGGGTGAAGTACCTGATTGCGGAGGACCGTGTGTACCGTCTGGAGCGTATTCTGCGTGACCACAAGCGCAAGGCGGGTGGGTAATGTGGGCAAGTTCTCCGATTATGACCTCCCTAGACGAAAGTTTGATTTCTTTGAGGACCTGAAGTATGGCAAAAAGGGTGAAGAACTGGTTGCTGGATTTTTGGATTCGCTTAGTGCTGGAGCATTTGAGGTTAAGACCGACCGATATCGCAACGGACGGATGGTCTTTGAGATTGAGCATAACCCCCGTAAACGCAAGGACGAAAACGGAAAAGCCGTTTGGGAACCATCAGGACTCAGCGTAACCAAGGCTGCATGGTGGGTGTATGTTTATACACTCAACGGTTCGGAAGGCGCGTTCCTGATTGTGTCCGTGCCACGAATCAAACGCTACTTGGACATCAACAAGGACCGCTTTAATCGTTCCACGATGAAAGACTTTGCTAGGGGAAGTTCCAATCCGTCCCGAGGGTTCCTGCTGGAACCCGAGGATGTTATGGACCTGCTGACGAACGCTGCCTACGATGAAGTACGAACCGAAGCATAACAAGAAACCCGAGTCGTTTATGGAGGCAATGATGCTTCCATTTGTGTACGACTTGGATGACGAGAGAGACCGTTGGGAAATCATTGACATCGTCCAGCAGGTGGTCGCCTCACTCAGTGAGGACGACCAAATTTGTCTGAATGGTGTGTTCGGAACCGAACGGGAGACATACGAAGAATTGTCTGCTACACTGGGTGTGAAAGCGAAGTCTCACGCATGGTCAAAGACGCAGAAAGCGTTGGCGAACCTGAAGAAAGCCTTGCTGGACAACCCCCGATTCATGGAGTTAACAAATGGGTATTCAGGATAAACCATTCACACCCGATGTGCAGGCTTCATATCTGCTCGCTATTGCAGTGTTGCTGGACATTCTGCATCCCGAGAAAAACATTTTGGAACTATTAACTACTATTGCGGAAGGAATTTATGACGATGTCATCACCTCAGGTGGACCTAAAGAAACTGAGGGAGACGCTAGAAATGCTGGCGGAGGAAGCGAAACAACTACGGATACCGATGGTCAGACAGAGAATGATTGACGACTTTAAGGTCGTCATTGATGCGATTGAGAAACAGCGATGAAAAGCACACCCGAAATTGAGACGGCATTTTGGAAAGAGGAAGCCGACAAATGGAAGAACCTCGCCATGAGACTTCTCGGAGAACACGCCCCCAAGAAACTATATCCTGACGAAAAGAGAGATGATGAGCAATCCGTTTGACCCTGAGGACATCAGGGAAATTGAGGAAGCATTCGCCCGCGTGGACGGCGAAGTCAACGGCTACAGGGTGGAGTTCATCCTAAGCAAAGAGGCTGCGCTGGACATGATTAAGGAATGGGAACTCGCGATGCTGGCAGACCGCACAGCAGCCAGTATGTGCTGGTCCCGTTACGGCTATATAATCGGTGAGATTATTTCGGCGGTTGAAGAATTCGGCTGAGCGGGTCAGACCCGTCAGCCCAAGCGGTCTTGGTGGTCTCAATATGCAACCACTTTGCCCACGCTTCACCCATGCCCCAACCATCAGGGTTACCCTTGCGCCAACCCTTGGTGGGGGTCCACACAGAGTTGCCAACATAATCCACAATCATCTGCACACCCCACTCCTTTGAGTGGTTCACCAGTTCCTTCATCGCGTTCTTTGCTGCCACCCGTGTGTCATAACGCCAGTCAAGTGCGGCACCAAACGAATGGCTACTAACCTTGTCGTTGCCACGCTGGTTTCTTTTGGCGAGAATACCGACACTTTGCCCACCGTGACGCTTCACCAAATAATCCTTGATAGCCACCAAGTTCGGACTAGCCTTGCGGAACCGTAGGCGGTCAGCCGCACGGTTCGCCTGCCAATCATAATACTCCGTCTTGTTAATCGCCACCTTCAATCACACCCCTTCTAGCCAAATCCTTAAGGAAGTCTTTGATTTGGAACTGTCGGTTAATTGCCTCACCACGCTGCTGGCGTGTACCGACCTCACGGACGGGGACACCAAGCCATGACAGACGACTCGTGTTTGCCCGCTCCGCATAGGTGTCCTTGCCGCCCAGAACACCGCCAGACAGTCGTTGCGCCTGCCCCAGCGGGGGCAACAAACTGGCAATAGCATAACTGACACGGGGGTTTACCTCAACCTCACCATCGGCGTTACGGCGACCAAACGCATCAATACCACCAATAGCACCAAGGTTCGCTATGAGGCTGTCAACACCTCTAGCCTCGTTGAACTTGTCGGTAAACGGAATATCCATAGCCAACTGCTTATCTGCCAGCAACTCAATCGGCACCTTGATAAGAGGGTTAGCCTGACCGATAAGACGCTTCGGGTCCAACAGTCCAGCCGCAGTAGACGCAAGCCTGTTTTGCGGAAGGTCAGGGGCAAGCACGGTGTTCCCACCCAGTCCGATAGGTCCAACCTCGGCAAGCCACTTCGGCATCATAATGTCCTCTGACACTGGATGTCGCTGCCTGATTTGTTCGTACACCGAATAGGTGCTGGGGCGAAGCAACTGTTCGGTCATCTGCAAAGGAATGTTCCTTGTGGTCCAAACCCAAAACGGAACGAAGTACCGTTTTGTGGTTTCATCCAACGCCGACAGGTCGCTATAATCAAAGTGGTATCGGCTGATGCGGTAAACCGCATCATCATATGAGCCACCATTCCTGAGGGTATCCAACGCCATAGGCAGACGGACCGAGTCCTCCACAAAAGTATTAGCCTTGCCGAACGCTCGGGTAACCTTGTTGTTGATAATTTTCTCGGTAAACCCACGAACTGTTGGTGCCATAAAGTCGTCCGAAATGCCACGACCTGTTGCGTGGACAGCACGGAGAGCCTTCTCATACAATGCCCGCTCGGCGGCATCCGTAATGCCCAACTCGTCCAGCCACCTGTTCGGACCGTACTTGTGATAGGCGGTCGCGGCACGAATGCCGCGCCCCATCTCCTCAAAACTGACACCAGCAACCGTGTTCATAAAGGTTGCGCTGATAGCGTTACGAACAGAGAACCCTAGGCTCATCGTTGCGTAAATCTTGAAGGCGTTCTGATAGTCAATCATTGCCCTCTGCCAAGCACTGCGGGTTGCAAGGTTCTTCAGTTTCTTCACATTCGGAAGCAACTTCTCCGCCATGTCGGGCGGCATCTGAATACCCATATTCTCAATCTTGACCCATCCGTCAACAATGTCATCCACCGCCAACGGCAACAGGTCACCAGCACGGGCAGAGTTCACCAAACCCTCGGACACCTGCTGGTACGCCTCATAATACGCCAACTGTGCCTCATCCGCGTGCAACTGGGTAAACACCGCTTCTAGCGCACGATGCTCACGGGTGCCACCCAACGCCTTGATGGACTCCATCCTGCGGAGAACCAAATCAGACCACAGCCGCGTGTCTGATGCGGGCGCACCACGCGGAGGTTCCATAGCCAGCAGGGTGCGGAAATCATCCAACTCCTGACGCAGGTAAGCACCAGTCTTGTCGTCCCACCGCTCCAAAACCTTCTTCTGATTAAACAGGGTGGCAAGACGCTCACGCTGACCCTGAAGCCTGTCCTCAATCTTGGAGGTCGCATTGCCCTGCATACGGGCAATCTGCGCCTCCTTGGCGGCAATCTTGCTATTAAGACTAGCCTCGCGTTTGTTCAGAATATCCAACGCCCGTTCACGGGTCACCTTCTGCTGGCGACCCCCAACCGTAATCGTAAGAGTCCCCGACTGCTCCCAGTCTGTCCACGCCTTCTGTGCCGCTTTCATGCGCCTAGTGCCAGCCCCCTTCAGGGCGGCAGCCTGACGGGTGGCTGGCTTCAACTCGTCACTAAGAATTTGACGCTGAAGATTCGTAGTCTGAGCATCCATACTAGCCTCAGTGACGGTAGCCAGTTTCTCGCTGGAGTTAAGCGCAGCGGTATGGTAATCGTCATCCATAATGGCGCGGACAAACTCGTTATCCTTTGTGAACTGCACGGGGGAACTGGTCCGCCCAGTAAGGTTGTCGGGAGAATACTGTTTGGCGTATGACCAGTTTTCGGGGACAATCAGCGAATAGGCTCCTTCAGCCATCGGATTGTTTTCCCCCATAACGACACGGCTGGGAATAAGAATGGGTTTGGTGGCAGACTGCTCAGCCATATAACCCAGAATGTCATCCACCATCTGGGCGGCAACCAAATCCGAACTTTCAAGCCCCGCAACAGCGGCAACATCGTTAAGCAGTTCCCTAAGAACAGACATTGACTGCTCAAGGAACTCGTCCGTCACAACACCAAGTTCATGCTGGGATGCCTGCATCGTTCCGACAAACCCGATAAGTTCCGAAAGTTCGGGATATATTTCGTCAAACATTTCGTCAAGGTAACCCTCGTTGACTGTATCTTCCCACGCCTGAGTCCACACGGGGCTGTCCAGCCCAGCACGGTCCATCGCCAAACCTATTGCCTCACCGATACCGCCGTCCGAATCCCAAAACTCATAAAACTTTTCGGGTTCCCTCATGTCGTGAACATTGTCAAGGGTGGGGGCGTGAACGGCAACGGACCGTTCATCGCCCATAAACGCAGCCCGTGCAGCCGCCATCTCATCCGTGGTCATGCCTTCGCCGCCAGCAACAATCGGGCGGGTACTCAAAACACGGTAAGGAGGACCTTGAGTGTTGGGGTCAAACGGGCGTTCCGTCAAGTCATCCCAAACACCGTACACCAAACCGTCATCAGCATAATCAGCCTCAACAATTACACGACCCAAAACCTCGTGACCCTCAATATCTTGAATCAACTGCTTCTCAACCTGAAGCATCTCGTTCAAAGTGTCCGCATCAACCTCAGGCAGATTATCCAACTGCGACCTGATAGCCCTGAGACGCTTCTGCAACTCCCTGTAGGCGACAGTGTCGGAGACACCTTCGCCCCTGTTGATTGCATCCAGCAACTTTGTGGGACTCTTCGGGATACGCTTAGCGTTCGGATACATTGTCACGAAAATGTTCCGCAACTCCTCCACCGCTGCCGCCTCAACGGCATCACCGTTCACAATCGCAGCCTTAAGTTGTTCAACCTCGTCAAACAGTGTTTTATGCAAATCATAAAACGCGCCACGCTCAGCCTCACCCTTGGTTGCGGCAACCCTGACGGCTTCCGCAAGCCTGATTTCAATGTCTGCAATAGCCTGTTGAACCTTGGCAATATCCGCAGCGTTAGAAGTCATAACAGCGGTCTTTTCATCCAGCAAAGTCTGAACACGAGCAACAACATCCTGAGCCTTGTTGCCAGCAGAAGCACGACCCCTGTTTACCGCCTTAACCAACTGCTTCTTAATAGCCAGAATCCCGTTATGGGATTCCTGCAACTGGGCAACCAACTGGTTGTTCGGAACAAACTTTTGGTTAATCACACGACTGAAATCCGACCCATAATCCATCATGCGCCTAAAGTAGCCTTCACGCCCACGGGCAGCCGCCATAGAATACGCATACGAATCAGCAATCTGCACAAGGTCCGTACTGAAAAAGTCAACATCCAAACCTGTTTTACTGCGGAAAATATCGTTCACTTCCCGCACAACACTTTCGCTGGTTATGTCCTCGCCCATAAACTGGGAATACTTGACGGTGCCATCGGGCTGAACCTCGGGTGCGCGAATCTTACGATGCATGGCGGAACCAGTAGTTGAACCAATTTCCGTCATGCTCATATCGGAATCCTTGAAGAACCCCGACCTTTGCCCCTTGTCGCTGTAAATCCACCGAAGCGCATCATCCGTGATGCGGTGGTGGATAAAGTCCTCAACAAAACCAATATCACGCATGGAGCCGTTAAAGTCCACATTAAAACGCCTGTAGACCGTGTTCACCTCGTCACGCAACTGGTTCTGCCAGTTGCGGTAATCATCAACAATGCCACGAAGATGGGCGGGGACAGCACGGTTCGGGTTCTCAACAAGGTCATAAAGAACCTTTTGGTCAGGCTCGGACAACTGGCGAACCGCCTTCATGGTTTCCCTGATGCCCCACAGGTTCTTGTTGTATGACTCCGCCTTGAAACCCTTGGCATACTTTGTGGATGTCCAATGCGCCACCTCTTGCAGAACATCATTGTCGGACAAACCCTTGTTTCGTCCGATGTTTTTGGTGACCAAACCGACACGGCTGGACGGGGTCATCTTCGTCCTAAGGGTGGTCAATTTGTTTGAGCGGGCAATCAGGTCACCAGTAGCCGCTCTGGTGCGGGTGGCAACGCTGTATGCTTTGTTGCCCGAAAACATGGACGCAATAGCCTCGGTGCGTGGCAGAACCTGCCCAGCAAAACGGATACCATACTTGATGTTTTCCGCCTCACGGACATCCTTCGGTACGGCACTAACGCCGTACCGCATAATGTCATCCAGTTTCCCAGCCAGTTGCGGATGCTTCGCCAACATTTCAGCAGTACCCAACCGTGCGGTCAAAGCCATTCTGCCCGCCTTGCCGACATGGTTCATTGCGCCAACACCCGCATAAGTCAGCGGGTCAAACGCGACATCAGCAGCAAAATCAATGATGCCATCAACCCACTTAACACCAGTGTTAATCATCTTAAAGTTTTTGTCACCCGCCTGACGGGTAAAATCAGACCAACTAGCCTTCGGTCCGTTCGGGTTACGGTCCGCGTCCGCCGCATCAAAAGCCTGATAGGTTAGGTCCGCAATTTCCTTAATACCCGACTGGATGCCACGGGACACAAGGGACGACCCTTCAAGGGCAACCTTGACGGGTGCAAACGCAGCCTGCCCAGCAGCCTTGATGAGTCCACCCCACGATGTAGCCTCACGCAAATCGGTCGGCTGACGGAACCCACCCTGCTTGTATTTAACCTCAAGAGTGCGGCGCAACTGGTTCTTTGTAGATTCACTAGCAGTGGAGTTAGAGATTTTTGCCAACGCATTAAAATATGCGTTGTCCAACTTTTCCTGCTCCTCCAAAAGAGAAGTCTTGGTGTCAGGAATTCCACTATCCGTTTTGGCGGGGACTGCCCCGCTCAAATCAAGAGCGTTTTTCTTGTCGGGGACAAACGGGTTCGGCGGAGTGGTATTGGATGTTTTCGGTTTACTAAACGGGGAACGATAAACAGCCATCAGCCACCAAGCAGATTCTTCTTCAACACACTGGTAATCCCAACCAAGGCGGGATTAATCTTCTTTTCTTTCGCCTTGGCGGTAAAAGTCTTGACAAACTGGTCGGTCAGTTCAGATGCCCGCTGTTCCGACTTGCCTCGCGCAATCATAGCCTTACGGAACTCGTTGCTTTTCTGCTTTGCCAATTCATCAATACTGGTAGCAATGCCCTCCAAACCAGTGACACCAGTTCGGGAAGTCAAATACTCACCAGTTGCCATCTCGGGGTTCATGGATGTAAACCCTTTGTTTTTGCGGAACCCCATAAAAGCGGCATACTGCTTTTTCTGTCGTGATGCCTCGTCTGACACAAAGTTGTCCACATCGTCCATCATTTGACTAAGCAGGCTTTCCCGAGACGACTGGTCGGGAAGAAGGGAATTATCCTGAAGCAACTGTTTACGGGCTTGCGTCATAAGACGCTTATTGCCGCCCGTTGCGGCAGCAGTATCAAAAAACTTCTTAATCAGACCCTGATATTCGGACGGCATCATGCGGTAACGCATAAGCGTTGTGTTCACATTTGCTGCGGGGTCATAATCAAACTCGGGGTCAAACTGGGAATACTGGTCCACCACTTCACGCCCCGAAGAACGCAAAGCAGCCAGCCGTTCAGGGTTTGTCGCCAACGCCAAAAGAACCCTGAGCGGATTCACACTCTCGGTGGAACCGCCAGCCTCCAAAGCCGCCAAAATCTGCTCAGCGGAAAGATTCTTTTTCTTAGCCATAATCTAACCCCTATAAATACGGTGTTTTGTTCTACTTGCCCTTACCTTTGGACTTGCCCTTGGACTTCTTCGGCTTGTACGCACCAAACTGCTGCTCCGTAGCCGCACGAGTCGTAGCAGCAGTCTGCCGCCCCTCAAGAAGTGCCTGAAGCCCAGCCTGCATCAGACTGCTACGAAAATCCTCCGCAGCCCCAACATCTTGTGCCTGAGCAGTCCGCAGATTCGCAACATCTTGTGCCTTAAGACCCGTAATACCCTGAGTAAGTCCAGTCAACCCAGCCGCCTGAGAACCCGTAATAGCGTTCCTGAGAGCGGTAGCATAATCCACACCAGCCGCCTGCTGAGCCTGATACGAACGGTTCTGAAGGTCAGCAAGGAACTTGTTGTACGCCTCGTCTGTCCCCGCCTGCTGTTGAGCGGCTTGCCCACTAGCCCCATAAGCGGCAAGGTCGGCACCAAGCCCCTGCTGGGGTGTGGTGCCAACCAACGCCTGAAGATTAGCAAACGCGGTCGGGTCCTTAATGTTAGCCAAAGCATCCGCAGCAGCCTTATTGATAGCCTCGGTTCCCGCAGCGGTCTGAGTTGCATAATAGTTATCCAGAGCAGTCTGCTGCGGCGCATAACGGGCGTTAATGTCTGCAACCTGCTGACCATACATTTGCTGTGCCAACTGGTTATACATTTGCTGTGCCTGAGTTGCAGCAACTTCCTGCTGTTTGGCACCCTGAATACCGCTAATATAGGCATTTGTGTAGTCGGCGGCTTTGCCGCCGCCTCCACCACTACCATCAAGGAGACCAAGCCGTTTCATCAGTTCCAAAACACTTGAAATATCTTCCTGATTTGTCGCTTCTTCAGCCTCTTCATCCACAATAAAGGTATCTTCCTGCTTGAAGCCTTTACCGCCAACATAGCGTCCAGCCCCAACCTGAGCAGCCGTAGGACCGCCCATACCGCCCCGCCGAGGGGTTGTGGGGGCAGGAACCATGGTAGTCGGGGTAGCCCTAGGGACAGTCGTGGTTGTCGCCTTGGGGGCTGTGGTCGTAGAAGCCGCTGTAGACCGCTTGGGAGCCGTTGTAGTGGGCGAAACCCTACGGGGGGCTGTCGTACTAGGGGCAACCGTTGTAGAGGGCGTAGCGGGCTTCCCAGTCGTCCTGCCAGCAAAAGCATTAGACAGGAAATCCCCCGCCCCCCCAGTAGGGGTAGGGACGGGCTGTCCCGCGGGACCAATAGGGGAATACCCCCCGCTGGTCGTATAGTTCTCGTACCTGCCAGTTGCAGGATTAAATTTAAGCATAATTCCCCCTAGTTTTAGTAACTCGCCAAAGACTTAATATTCATGGCATCAGACATAATCTTCTTAGCCTTCTCAAACCGCAATTCCGCAAGATAATCATTCAAATCATCCTGCTCCGAAGCCTCCGTAGCCTGAATTTCGTTCAACGACTCCTGAAGCGCACGGCTTTCCTCACCCAAATCACGCTGCAAAGACTCCGCATACCTAGCCAAACCACGCGACCTGATACCCGACTGAACATTCGGACCACCAAAACCGCGCTGACCAAAACTGGAAACAAGCGGTTGCATACCTTCCGAATATTTGCGCTGAATTTCCGCCATGTTGCGTTGTCCACGCTTCTGACCCAGCATAGCCGAATTAGCCAGTGCAGTGCTGCGAACCTTTCGTTTGCGGATGGCACTAGCCTCCCGCAAACCATAATCACCATACATATCAAAGTTAGACATTACTTTTCACCAACCTTCTTCTTCAAGTCGTCAACTTCTTTTTGTAGTCTTTCCAGTTCACGAGACAAACTCGTGAACGCCTGAATAAGAACACCAGAAGTGTCAATCCCAGAAAGCAGGGACATAAACGGGGGATTCCAAGCCATTACGCCACCCGAATCAAATAGTTCAGAACCACATAGGGCTGAAGGTTGTCGTGTGCCTGTCCGCCACCTGTCGGGTTGTTCGTTGCCGTAGTGGCGTTGTTAACCGCTGTTTCAGAGTTGTTCGTTGCCGTTGTAGCCTGATTAGTTGCCGTAGTGGTGGAAATTGAGGCAATGCTCGGTGTGGTTGACGCACCGTTGGTTCCCGCAGCCACATAATCCGTGGTGTTGTTATGCGCCCCAGAAGAAGCAGAAATAGTTGCCTGCGTTGTGTGCGTATGCGGGTCCTGAGTGTGGTTATGCGGGTTCTGGGTATGACCGTGCGGATTCTGGGTGTGGTTGTGCGAGTTCTGTGTGTGGTTGTGGCTCGGAATTTGTGATTCCGTCAGCGTCACAGTCTTGACACCACCCAGTTCGCCCAGCCCATCAAACTCGGTTTGGGTTGCATCCAAACCGACAATGACCCGACCCTTCAGGTTCGGCAGGTTGAAAGTTGTTGACCCGTCACCAACACCATAGGTAATCCCCACCAACGCAAACAGGGACGCATACGAGGTGCGGCTGATGGCAGAGCCATCTGCCAGCATCCACTTGCCACCCGCAGGAGCAACAGAACCAGCAAACGGCACCAG